GTTGCTGGTGCGGGGGCAGGAGCAGGAGCAGGTGCTTCCGCTGCCTTACCACGAATTAAATCTCCAAATCTGCTCATGGTCCTTGCGTAGTTTTCTACTATTTATTAAGCAACAAGTTCCACAAACTCACCAAGAATTTTCTTATTCATTTTTTTCGTGCGAAGACTCTTGACAAAAGCACTCTTGATCTGCGTTTTAGTGGCATCTTCTCTCACTTCAAAACCAGTTTCCTGTGACAGAGAGTTTGCGGAGAGAGCAAAGTAACTATGGTATCCAGAGTTTTTGATGGTGAACGCTTTGTCCTTACGCCAAGAGAGTTCTGCCTTGTCGTAGTCATCGTTGAAGACACCACAATAACGGCGAATGAATTGTTTTGCATCCCTAGACTCAAGAACACGAATACCAATAAAGTTCATATCGGGGAAAGTTGCTTTCAAATCTTCCAGGAGAACATCAGTCATCTCATACCACTCTCCACCTAGAGAACGAGTGATGCCAGTTTTTCTGTTCCGGAGGAAGCAGTGAGGACCAAGAGAGTTAATACCAATAAATGGTTCAATCGCATTACGACGGAACAATTCACGATGATACTTGAGGGGAGCTGCTTCACCATCAGTAAGGACCACACACTGAACCTTCTGAAGTTTGTTCTCACGCTTGAACTCTGGAAGAATTTGATGCAAGCAAACTAGAGTTTCATTCAGGGGAGTTCCAGAAAGATTCCAACCGATAGGACTTGGGTATGTGACCCAATAACGATGAGAGTATGCCACCCTGAAAACATTCTTCATCTGCTTTTCTAGTTCAGAACTACTCACCTTACTAGTGAAGATATTCATAAGAGAGAACCACTCTGGAATGGAAACCAATCCATCTTTAGGGGTATACGAACGCTCACGAACCTCTGAACCGCCATTCTCATCGCATTTGACTAGCGGATACTCACTGGTAAATGCATAAACATCAAAAGGAATGGACACCTTCTTACAAAACCACATCAAGTTGAACAGTTGCTTGAGAGTGTCCATCAAGACAAAGTTCATAGAGGCAGACCAGTCAAGAATAAACACCAACCCATGATTCTTCCCATCAGCAAGCGTAGTCACCTTCTTGAACAGGTCCTCACTGTATTTGTAAGAATGAAGTTTAGAGCAGTCCAGGACGCCTGTGCGGGAAGTTGTAGCACGGGCATATGAATCTGCTGCCTTCTTACACTCAAACTCTTTTACCAGATAGTTGACTTCTTTCTGAGCAGACTTCTTAAACTTCTGATACTGAGTATCAATAATATCAAAGGCATCACTCTGCTCATACTCATCCCAAACTTCAGAGCACTTTCCATGAACCTCAGCATTAGGAACAATCACCCTGCTCAGGTCCATATGAGGAATTTCTACATATACATTCTCCATACCTCGGTTGTCAACAAGGTCTTTCAGGGCATCTTCAAGTGCTTCCATGGTCTTGACTTCAACCTGGTCATCAGTTTCTTCTGAACCAGTCTCCTCTCCATCCTGAGCATCTTCAGATTCTTGCTGTTGGGGAGGTGCGGGTTGATCTTCATTCTCAACCTCTTCAGTTTGCTCCTCGGATTCTCCAGACTGACCCTGAGGTTGAATTTCCTGCTTCTGTTCCTGCTCACAGAACTTCTGAATCATCTCCGCAACATCAAGAACTTCTTCAAATGTCTCACAATCACCAACTTTCTTAACCAGTTCCACTTCTTCTTCCGTGAAAGGAACAACTTCAAAACTACCAATCTTGTAATAAAGGTTAATTTTATCAGCAAGATTGTAAGAGTTCAAGTCATCATCACCAATAGCAAAGAAGTCCTGCTCGGAAAGTTCGTGGTATCCACGGTAGAATGACTTGGAAATACCAGCGTAACGACGCTTCATCAACTTCTCAATACGAGCATCCTCAACAACGTTTACAATCTGAGGATTGATTCTCCTATCTTTGATCCAGTTGATATCAGGTGTGTAGAGGGCATGACCGACCTCATGACCGACCAGCATGTCATAGACCACACCACTTGCTTTCTCCCACATAGGGAGCGTCAGGACACGACTGTGGACGTTAAAGCAGGCAGTCTCCACTTTCTTGTGCTCAACCATCAAGTCCTCAGTGGCAAGCAACTTGGCAAGTTGGGACTTGATTTCGTGGCGGACGGTCATGGGTCTGATGCGTATGGACCTATTATACAAAAAAAGGAGGTCCGAAGACCTCCCAGTGTGCCAGTTTTAGAAGTGTTTTACTTATCACCACTAATGTCTTTGTACTTGGTTCCACCTGGTCTATCAAATTTTCCACCCATACGAGGAGTAGGAACTACATGTTTACCAACCTGTTTTATCTCATCATTGTGACCATAGTCAAGTCTTTTCACTGCATTTGCTAATCCAATTCTAACGTTTCTTACACCAGGAATTTTATCAATCGCTTTTTTTGGTGGTCCAACAATTCCTACTGCCTCAAGAATAGCATCTCTATGCTCATCCTCAAGTTCAAGCATAACTTTGAGTGCCAACTCTTCAGTTAAATCATGCTCAGTCATCAGGTAACCTTTGACAATATCAAAGACATCTACACCTTCTTTAGTGAGGTTTTTTTTGAGTTTTTTAAAAGCACC